GTTCGAACAACTGAAATCGCTCCGCACAAAACATGCTATCGAAGCTTTTATCGACAGCAAGGTTATTGAATCGAATGATATGTCCCGTCAATTAAAGCAATCAGGCATAACGGCAACAGTTGAAATACCTGCGCGTTTAATCACGTTGGCGAATGACCTGCATTGGTGGTCGCAGTATGGTAGTTTACGCTTCCTCGGCCAGGATGATAGCGGACGATGGCACGTTGATGACGATCAGTTGCTCCGACTCCGCCGACGTGCCGGCCCCACCGGGGTCGGTGATGGTCGCGGACGCGGCCTGGGTGACCAGCGACCACGTCTCGTCCCCGTCGAGCGTCGCTTCGTTCTTCAGCCAGTACTGGGTGATGACCGCGAGGTCGGTGGTCGTGCCGCTGGTCGCGGCGGTGTGCTGCTTCAGGGTCAGCACCGGGTCTTCGGCGGCGGTACCGGCGCCCTTGATGACGACGATGTCGACGCTGGTGACTTCCTGCATGTACAGCCGCTTGCCGGTGTTGGCGGCGGCACCGAGGTTGACGGGGGCCAGTCCGGTGGACAGGTCGTATGACTCGCCGAGCAACATCACGTGGCCTTTCTCATTGGTGATGGTTGGTGTGACGCGTGGCCGCCTCCGCCTGTGGCGACGGAGGCGACCACGAGCTCAGCCGGTCAGGCGGCCTTGTTCAGGACACGGAACGCGTTGTCGACCAGCACCTTGGAGTTGTTCCGCCAGAAGGCGTACAGCCCACGCTGGCCGGTCGGCCTGCGGTTGGCGCCGAACAGGTGCGGCACCACGTCCACCGTCATACCGACGCGGTCGACGATCAGGAACTGCCGGAAGTCGCCGAGCAGCAGGTACCGGTCAGCGACCGACAGGGTTCCGTCCGGCATCGCCGACGTGCGGTGCGCCGGGTACCCGATCAGCTCGGGCGGCAGGCCCTCCGCGAGCCGGACCCAGAGGTTCGCGCCACCCGCAGTGTCGAACTGGCGGGCCAGGTTGTAGATCGACCGGTGCGCCAGGAACCTGGCGTTGTCCAGGAACCGGTCCGGCAGCGCGTCCTCGAGCGCGTAGATCGAGCCGACCGTGAACGTGTTCGCGGTGACGTTGCTCGACGCGTTCAGGGTTGCGATCAGACCGTTCGCCGCCGGCGACACACCGGAGCCGTTGACGAACGAGTCGGCTTCCTCAACGTCCTTCGCGTCAGCCAGAAGCGTGGTCATCTGGGCCTGCAGCGAACTCCAGTCCTGGTCGACCTCGATCGAGAACGGGATGAACCCCTGCACCCGCTCCGCCTTCACGGTCGGCTGCCCGAGGGTCGGCGAGTTGTCGGCTGCCTCGGCGGCCTCCGCCGCACGGGACACGGTGACACCCGCCGAGGTGACGCCGTCCCACTCCTTGCCGACGATCGTCTCGACGCGGGCGATCTGCCGGAGCGGGTTCACGGATCCGTTGTTGGTCAGGATGATCGTCGGGTCGAGCTGGAACGGAACCGCGAACCCGCCCGTCGCGCCGGCGCCCACAGCGAGCGCACGCTGCTCCTCGGTGGTGAGCCCGTTCGTGGAGAGCGCCATGCAGTACTTGCCGAACGCCCGCTCGTACACCGGGGAGCCGGTGACGAGCATGCGGCGCGCGAGGTCACCGTTCGCGTCGGCGACCTTGTTCAGCACCCGTTCCGCCTGCGTCTGCGCTGCCTGGCGGTCCTCCGAGCCGGGGAAGCGGGCCTGCTCGATCGCCCGCATCGCGCGGTCGCGGTACAGCTGCGGCAGGTCGTCGATGCTGCGGGCCTCCTGCCGGATCGCCGACAGGTCGTAGATGTTGTCCGGGCGCCGGGCCGAACTGCCGGAACGGCTGGAGGTGCCGTAGCCGGCGCGGCGGTTCGAGACCCGCTCGGTCGCGGCCGGGTTGTCCGCCAGCGCACGGAGCCGCTCGCGGCGGTCCATCGCGTCGGCGATCGCGCGCTCGTTCGTCTCGTGCTCGTCGTTGAGGCTGTCCCACTCGGCGCGCGCCTCATCGGGGAGGGCGGCGCCGTTGTACTCGGTGTCGATCTCGCTCAGCCGCGCCTTGATCTCGCCCTGGCGTGCCTCACGCTCTTCGACGGTCATGGTCTCTTCCATGATCGCGGAGTTCCTTTCATCGTCGGTTGTGGCGGAGGTGCCGGGGTCGGCGGGCTCCTCGATAGCCGCTGGCGCGGCGGGTTCATCCGAGTGGTGCTCTGCCGGGTCGGATGGTGCGTCGACCGGTTCCGGGGTGACCGCGGGGTCGGGCTCGGGGGCCGGTTGACGAAGTTCAGTGGCGAGATCACGCAGCAGCGCATCCCGCTCGGCGGGGTCAAGGTCGGCAAGTAGGGACCGGACCCCGACGGAGGTCTCCACGTAGGCGGGGAACACGACCGGCCCGGCCTCGAAGAGTTCGACTTCCTTGATGAACCGCTGCAGCGGCCCACGGTCACCTGGCGCCCACAGCAGGTCGAGAAGTTCGTCGGGCTTGACGACCTTGCCGGCGTTGTCGCGCCACTCGTCACGGACCACGCGGAACCGGAACGACATGCCGGTGATCGACTTGCCTTCGATGGCCTGCCGGATCGGTTCGACCACGGCGTTGTCGAACAGACGCGCCGAGATGAACAGCCCGTGGTCGTCCTCGCGGATCGTCTGAATGGATCCGATAGGGACGGACCCGGTGCGGACATCGCGGCCGTGGTCGAACTGCAGGACCGGCGTGCGGGCGTTCAAGGTGCGCTTGAAGGCGCCCTTGACGATTGTCTCGTCGAACGTGCCTTCCCACGAGTCGATCCGCGCCGCCACGTCGAACACCGCGGCGTAGCCCTCGAGGGTGCGGCCGTCGCCGTTCACGCCCTGGTCGGTGGCGCGGAACTCGACCGACCGCGAGCACAGAGGCGACGGCTTGGACTGCGGCCTGGTGGTCGGCTTGGTCATCGGTTATCTCCTGACGGCTCGACGAGCCTCCATCCCTGCTGCAGCAGAGAAGCGACCCTCCTGGGGTCGGACACTGTTTCGACTGATTTGCCGGCCTCGGCGCCTGGCGGCTGCATCTGCACACTCAACAGCCCGGTGTGTTTGAGCAGGCTCCAGTCATGAGCCTGGACCGCGGCGACCGTGGAGTCCCAGGTGAATCCGCCCTGTGTCACCAGGTTGGTGATGGTCGTGGCCTCAACGTTCTGGATCTCGGCGGAGTCCTTCGCGTCCTCGTTGAGGAACGGCACGCCCTCGGACGAATACCACAGGCTTGCGCCCGAATCGGGTGGGCGGACGATCACCTGCAAGGACGCGCTGGCGTTGGCCCACAGGTGCCGCATCGTTCCGTCGCCGAAGCGGCGGCGCGCGGCGGTGAAGTTGCCGGCGTTCAACGCTGACCCTTGCAGGCCTTCGGAGAACCCGACCCACGACGGCGGCACACCAGCGGCGGACGCCAGACGGGATTCGCCCTTGCCCTGGGTGACCGCGAACTCCATCTCCTTGAAGTCCTTGCCGATCACCATCGGGTCCGCGCCACCACCCAGGTAGATGGTCTTGTAGGCGTTCCACGCGCCGCGGTGCTCGGCCTCGAGGAGTTCCTTGAACTCCCGCACCCGGTCGATGCTCACGTCCCGGTCGAACTTGATCGCGAGGTTTGGGGTCGCGGCGTTAGTGAAGAAGGCCTTCTTGTGGACGGTGGACGCGTCGTCAGCCTGGACGTCGGTCATGGACGGCGTGATCCACGACTGCCCCAGGAAGTTGTTGTTCGGGTCCGGGACCGGCGCGTAGTGGGCTACCTCGTACGGCTCAAGCAGAATCATCGGGCCGGTCGGAGCCTTGTACGCGTACCCGAGCACCTCAACATCCCCGGCGTCGCGCGGGCTTTCGGCGTTCTCCTGCGACCCCATCACGATGGTCACCCAGTCGGGCCGCAGGCGGTTCAACCTGTCCGGCCGGGTTCGGCGGATGTAGGCATTGCCCGCGAGGCTGGCGTCGAGTTCCATCCGCGCCAACAGGTCGCCCGTGGTACCGCCGCGCCATGGCTGCTCGAGCACGGCCAGTTCGGGCGACCCGAACAGGTCAGCTGGATGCCCGTCGACGAACCGGGTCCATTGGAACCGGGCCTGCGAGAACACCTGCAGTCGTGCCATGACGAGCGCGAACACGATCCCGTTGGACCGGAAGGCGGCGTTCGCTGTCGCCGCGATCTGCTCTTCGTCGACCGTCCCCATCGTGGTCTGCAGCATCGGGTACTGCATGCCACCGAAGGAGAAGAAGTCCTGGTACGCGTCCCAGCTCAGCGCGTTGTCTCGCTCCTCCTCGCGGCCGAGGAGCTTCTCCCACAACCTCACTGAGCAGCCTTCCCGCGCGTGGCCTTACCAGCATTGAGGGACAGCACCCCGGCGGTTCCAGTGATCGCGCCTGCGACGAGTAGGCCGGCTGGCGGCGAAAGCAGCCACGCGCCGCCCACGAGCAACCCGAACGACAGCACGAGCAGGAGAGCGGCGATCTTGTTCATCACTCTCCCCACAGTGCGAACGGCGCTGGTGCTTCGTCAGGTGACATCCGCAGCGCATGGTCGGAGAGGGTCACCGCCACCAGCGGTGTGATGTCCCCGCTGGACTTCTTCCGCGAGAACCGCTCCACATCCCCGCTCGGCGCGTTACGTGCATCCCGGATCGCTTGATCCAACGTGTCCTGGCCGATGTGCCGGCCACCGTCCTCGACCACCGCCTGGTAGAACGACCCCCACGCCTGAACCAGCTTCCGCCCGGTGGTTTCCTCCACCTCGAACCCGGCGTCGGTGATGTCCTTGATCAACGCGCCCGCGGGCGATGCGGGGTCGATACCGATCGGGCCGAAGTCGAGCTTGTCGACGTCCCGCAGCTGCTTGAGGTGGGCGACCACCCACGCGGTTCCAGCGTCGTGGCGCAACACCTGCCAGTGACGCTTCCCGTCCTCACGGACACCCGTCATGCCGATGGACGCCGACTTCAAGTCCGGGGACGCGTCCACGCCGATCCCAACCCGGCCAGCCGCAGCGGAGTCGGCGTCGAGTCGGGCCCCCCACAGCGCGGTGTGAATCACGCCGCCGTACAGGTCGGTGACACGCACGCACAGGCATTCGGTGAGGAACACCGCGGTCGGATCGGTGTCCAACGCCGACTGCATCGCCTCTTCGGTGATCGTGTACCCGTACGCCGGGTTGGCCTGCGCCCAGAGTCGCTGATCACGCAGCCGGCACAGCTGCCCGTGAGGTGAGTCCTCGTCGGCCCGGCCACAGGTGCATCGAGTGTCATCCGGTCCCGACCACTCGAACAGCCCCAACGTCCCCGACGGGTCAGCGGCGCGGGCCTTCTTCTGCAGGCTGTTCAACACCACCGACCGCACGTCCCCGGCGTTCGAGCAACACCAGTTCTGCGCCTTCGGGCGGGCCATCATCGTCTTCGACACCGCGGACCAGGAGTCCCAGTTCAGGTGCTCCCGCAGCTCGTCCAGGTTGATGTCATCCGCGGAGAACGACCGACCGCCCTTGCGGGTCGCCGCCTTCACCAGCCACCGCGACCCGTTCGTCAAACGGAGAGCCTTCTTGCCGTTGGTCTTGTCGACATGCTTGACCTCGGCGTTGAGTTCGGGGCAGCCCTCGATCATCTCGATCGCGTGCTCCCACGTCTCCTCCGACGCCGTCAAGTCTTGGGCCGTGCCGATGATCAACGGAACCTGCAGGACGAACATCTTCCACAGGTTCTTGACCTCAACCGTGGTCGTCTTCCCGTTCTGCCGGCCGACCATCACCAGCACGGTGCGGAACCGGAACCGCCCGTCCGGGCGCAGCTCGAGCGCGTGGATCAACAACCACCGCTGCCACGGCAACAACCGGATCTCCAACACGCCCTCGGCGAACTCAATCGCCGAGAAGCCCTTCGACGTAGCCGGGGTCAACGCGCATCCGCAGCCACACGGGCCCGGCAACCCGGTGACGATCGGCTTCGTCCACAGCCGCGGGGTAGTAGAACCGAGGATGACCTGCGGTTCCTCGATGGTGGCGGTCATGTCGGGGCCACCTCCCCGTTTGCAAACGCGAGTGTTTCCCCGGGATCCCGCGTAAGTTCGATCAAGAACTGGCGTCGTCGCGAAGCTGCTTCAACCGACCGCCGACCGCCTTGCCCTCCGACATCGCCTTCCGCGCAGCCGGCGTCCCACCCAGATCACGCAACACGCCCTGCAGCTGCGGACCCAACCAGCCGACGGTCTTCGTCACATCACACATGGCTTCGAGCTTCTGCAGCCGCCTGTACATCGACTGCTCACCAGCGAACTCATCCCGAACAGCCTCGAGTTCGTCGGCCCGGTCGATCGCCCTCTCGATCTCCGCGGCCTGCCGCAACGCCAGCGCCTTCAACGCCCCATCCGACGCCTGCAACCACGGCATCGACTCAACCGCGGACTTCACCGCATCGCGCAGGTCAGGCGGCTGTTCGTGCTGGTCAGGCTGGACGACCTTCAGCTTCCGCTGAGCCATCAGCCGACCCCTACCCCACCAAGGCGACCCCGGCACCCCCAGGTCGGGGGGGTAAAAAAGGAGAG